TTTGTTCTCCAGTTCGGCCAGACGGCCAATCTCTTTGATCCCCAGGCGAAGTGCCACGCCAACGGCTGACGCTTCTAATTCTGCTTTTCCGGCTGACACAATGCTGTCCATCGACTCTTGGATCAGTTGGGTTGAGAACGATAGGTTTTTAGGCAGGTTGCCCAGATGGGCAGACATTGAACGGTACAATTCTTCCAGCTCGCGCTTACCGGCTTTCCCCTTGGCCATTAAAGTTCTGAGGGATTGCAGATCTTCAGCAAGGTTTGCCAGCTGGCGCTGGGCTGCTTCTTCAATGTTCCGGTCAAATCGCTGACGCGTGGACTCCATCCGTTTGATGGGAGGGATGCGAACGCTATCGCCGGTTTTAGTGCGATTAAGCGTACATGGAATACCTTCGCCGAGGCCAAAGCTGCAAACCAGAGTCGCCCATTGAGCTGAGCTGAGGCTGATGGATGTTATAGGGCGTCGTGTAGCGCGCGCCGGGTTTTGCACACCATCCCTTTCAACCATCTGGCCTTCGTAGATCTCCAGCTCTATGATTTCAGCATGGCGAAGGTCAGAAGCGAATAAGGTCGTGCCGGTTGAGTGGATGCGGTTAACTGAAACCATCCCAAAAGCAGGGTGGTTTGAAACGTTATCGCCCCGAACTTGGGTCATTTCTGGTTCGATGGGTTCTAATGTAAAAGACACTTAATCTCTCCTTTCAATAAACGCGAGGGGGATATGTGTGACACTGTAACCATCCTCTTGAATGTGACGTTCGAATACTCGTTCCACAACGCGTCTGTCTGAGTTGTACATGTAGTTCCCGTAACGCTCATTAGTTACAACGTTCTCTCCCTTGGTCAGCCAATAGCAGTCAACTATCGCGATCCGAAAAGAGCGGGGCGTTGTAACGTCAATAAGTGGTATGTGTTTGAATTTCATATAACTCAGCAAACAAGTTGTTTTCTTATGGGTCATAATGACAGAAAGAAAAAGGCGTCCAACTGGACGCCTTGTGTTTGTTACGGCTTGAACTGTACGAATGGTGGGGCGCTATTGCCGCCTCCAGCGACATAAACCGGCGTCTTGCCATCCCAGCGATTGATCGCCTCCAGTTGCAGCACTTCAGGATTACTACGAAGCGCCTGGCCGCGCAGGGTGATAGCGTTAGCCTCCGCTTCAGCACGAATGCGATTGGATTCAGCTTCGCCGCGCGCCAGCTCTACAACCTTCTGAGCTTCTGCCTTGGACTGAGCGACTTCGTTCTCTACACGAGCCGCTTTCTGATTGGCCTCGATCTTCGCGTTGATAGAATCTTTCACCTGTTTCGGATAATCGAGATCGGTCGTCCAGCTCAGCTTCACGATATGAATACCGATCGGCTCAAGACTCGCGCGTAGATCTTTGGTCACCGCATCAAGCAGTTTGGTTTTGCCTCCGGCTGCCAACTGAGTGATGTTCATATCAGTAGAGTGCTTGATCAGCGCATCTGAAATGTTCTGACGCAGGTTGCTGGTGGTGATGTCGTCCACACCTTTACGATACGTCTGGAACACTTTGGCCACCTTGTCAGGCTCGACAGCGTACTCAACACCAACATGCGCGGAGATAGTCATACTGTCTGAAGTCTGGAAGACGAACGGGTCGTGATACGTGTGCAGCTGGTTGAACGTGGGGAACTTGTACAGTTCTTCGTTCATGGTCAGCCAGTAGCGGCCAACACCAACAACCTGCTGCTGTACGCCCTTCTCAGTGCCATACAGATCGACTTTCACACCAACGTAGCCCGCAGGGACGGTTTCGCGATCACACGCAGTAAGCGTGAATGCAGATGCTGCTAATAGCAGCGCGACAATTACCTTTTTCATTTCTTTTTGCGTTTCCATACATTTTTAGTGATGACCACCAGGGCGGCCGGGTAAGAGAGAGCGATAACAGCGGCCAAAACCATGGCGAAATCATCACTCAGTGAGAACAGTGCAGGCACAATGAAACGATACACAGCCAGGGCTGTTGCAATCACTCCAATGGCGAAGGTGTAGAACTTAATCATGTGTTTTCCGATGTTTTATAGTGCTTACATAAAATAGGTAGTTACCTACCTAATTGCAACCTAAAAAGAAGGGCCGCGTTAGCACCCCTTCTTTAACAGGCTATTTGTTAACCTTATGACTCTGCTTCAGCGGTCTCTTTTTCAGCTTCCACTTTGGAACGTTTGTCACTGTCGATTTTGGCCAGCGCCGCAACAATTTCCTCCATCGGCTTCTGACGGTACATTTCAACGATCTGAGACTTTGTGTATTTCTTATCGCCAATCTCTACACGGCCAGAAGAGTTCTTAGGCAACAAGCCTTCTTCAAGCATATGATCAACCAGTGATTCCACCACATCAAGGCCGCGGTCGGTGTCGTAGTAGAAATTCCAGCTGCACTTCTCAAATGGCGGCGCCACTTTATTTTTGACGACTTCAGCGCCAACACACTGGCCGATCTTCTCCTTGCCATCCTTCAGCTGGCTTGCACCCAAACGGATACGTACAGATGCGTAGAACTTAGGCGAATCACCGCCTGGTGAAGTGGTTGGGTCGCCAAACATTACGCCAATTTTGGTGCGCACCTGGTTAAGCACGATCAGAAGACAGTTGTACTGCCTGCACCATTGGGCGAGGGTTGGGAAGTTCGCGGATGTAGCGCGCGCCAAAGCCGTGTTGTCGTTCATGTTTAGCTCGTCTTTATCCTTGGCAGTGCCTTCAGCCATCTTGGTGAATTTCTCTGCTTTGGAACGCGGCACCATTGACGCCAGAGAGTCGGTAACGATGACGATCGGCGCATCTTTGGGGATCAGCTCGTTGCTACGGATGGTGTTAAGCAGGATGCCGATATTCTCCACTGAGTCCTCGAAGGTGTTTGGCTGCTTGTAAACCCAAAAGCCTTCATCCTCGTCAGCATCTAATCCCATGCCCACCGCCAGCCCAACATCAAAGCTGTTTTCGTGGTCAAAGAAGGCTGCAACGCCGCCCATACGCTGAGCCGCGATCATCGCTCTGGTGGCAAGAAACGTTTTACCTGCGGATGGTGGACCGAAGATCTCAACAATACGGCCAGCTGGCATACCGCCATCGTAACGGCCTGAAATAGCGCGGGTCAGAGGGGCATATCCGGTATCGAGCCACTGCTCGACCTTCTGGATGGTGTCGTTTTTGCCCATCGCTTTATTCAGCGCCTGAGCCAGTTTAGATTTAGCCATGTGTTTTATCCTTGTTCTTTTATACGATCGGCGGCTTTCGCCTCGTTCCACTCAATCGAGTCGCAATTGAGATTCTTTTTGACGCGTGACAGCATCTTGATGACCTGATCTGAAACCTGCCCCAGCTCGCGTTTGGTGACGCTCATACCCGCGCGTGACAGAATTATTGGCAGACAAGTCACTGCGCTTTCCCCATGAAGAAAAACGACCTCTTTGGCCAGCGCGGTATAGGTTGATGGGTGTCCGGTGAACAAAGAGCGGATCATGCGCAGTACCTTTCGAATGGCAGCTTGAACACGTCCATATCTTCAAGGAACGACCGGAAGTTAAGCTCCAGGCACATCTGCTCAAATGCTTTCTGGTCGCGCTCAGCTTTTACTGGCTCGATTACAGTCGGTGGGAATTGAGTTTTGATGAGGTTCATCAGTGACATGTTGCGCTTGAAGGCTTCGAGCATCCGACATTTTGTTTTCTCGTTGAAAGCGTTCTTGGCCAGGTTGTTGAATGCTGTTTTATGGCGACCTTTGTCGATGACAATGCTGCCGTCCATAATGCCCCGCACCATCGTTACAACGCTGCCGTACTCCGCAATGATCTCCTTGGCGCCACCGTCACCAATGCCACCTACAGCAGCAATATTGTCGGACTTGTCGCCCTGGAGTGCTTTGCCTTCGAGAAAGCCGCGGGGAGTTGCATAGCCAGTAAGCTCCGAAAACTGCTCGAAGTTGATCTGTTTATGCTGGGCGTCGGCTCGTACTGTCACCCATGTAACCTTTTCGCTAACCAGCTGAAGCCAGTCCTGATCGCCAGTGAGCAAATAGATGTGTTCAACTGCAGGTGAATCAACTAACTTCTCAACGAACATGCCGGCCAGATCATCAGCTTCGCCATCTTTGGCCGTGAACTGGTTTACGCCCAGCACTTTCATCATGTTGACGATGTAAGGCTTTTGCTTGGAAAAGCCTTCTTTCATTTTCAGCATTTCTGGGTTGTCGTCTCGGTTGGCTTTGTACTCTGGGTAAAACGAACGGCGGCGATCGCTGAATCCGTCCCAAAAGACAATTGGCCGCGCGCGAAGGATAGAGGCGTAACGACGAACGTTTTTGACGAAGCCAAAAATCGCCTGCACTTCCATTTCACCGTTGTGAAGTTTCTCTTTCTGCTGCTGGTGGTAGTAGCCGAGGCTGTTACCATCGACGAATAAGTAGTTCAAGGTATGCTCCTTCCAAAAAGTAAGGCGTCCGAAGACGCCTTCTTTCCGTCTATTCGACGATTACAGACCTTCCAGCTCAGCCAGAAGTGAATCCAGTGCCGGGTCTGCTGCTGCAGGTGCTTCTGCCGCTGGCGTTGCCGCCACTGGCTCAGCAACTTTTTCAGCTTCTGGCACGAACTCAGCTTCAACCGCACGAGCAACTTCTTCATCAACGATGGACGATGGCGCCGGGGTCTCTTCACGCGCAACAGCTGCTGCACCGTGAGTAGTCGCTGGGGCCTCGTCGTGGCCGGTGATGGAGCCGAAACCTGGCAGTGCTGCTGCTGAGGTGGTTGTTGATTTAACAGCGGCAATCGCAGAAGGTGCAGCGATTCCAATCTGACGGCTCATGTGACGCGTGGTAGCCAGCAATTTGGTTTCGTCAGCCTGGTTTGCGAAAGCAATCAGGTCATGCTGCTTGTTCCAGAACTTGTCTTCGATGTTGCCTTTGAATACTTTGCGCTTAGGAGAGACGCTGTATTTGGTGTCGCGACCAGAACCGGTACGGGTAATGCAGAACGCATAGCCTTCAGTTTTGCTCAGCGGGTTACCAATTTCATCGGAAAGGTCTTCGCCGATAACTTTCAGAATGTCATCGAACACGGTTGCTGGCAGTTCAATCAGCTGGGTTTCTTTCGCATCAGCGAAATCTTCACGAGCAGAAAGTACGCCGTTAACCAGATAGCGTGGAGTGGCGCGCATTGCCTGAATGCGGTCTTCCATTGCTTTGTTGCCTTTGTGACGAGCTTTACCTTCCATCACCATTTCGCACAGCTGGCAAGCACGACCATGGGTGTGCTGATCACACACGTAGGCGGTGGTGGCTTCTTTGCCTTCGTCGTTCTGGTACTTAACGAAGTGCATACCCCACGTTTGATAGAAGACGCCGTCAGGATCGTCTTTGTTTGGGAACAGACGCAGGTAGTTATCGCCATCCTTCAGGCGAGCCATATCGACGTTGTTACCACGTTTAGCTGCGATGTCGCCGCGAGCTTTGCTCAGAAGGTTCATTAATGCTGATGACATGTGTTTCTCCATTATTGTTTTTGGCCGAGGGTGCAGTGCACTTTGGGCAGTCGTGACTCGCTAACGAGCAAGCGCATAATAGCTAGTTAACTAGCTATGATCCAGATATAAAAACAGGGTGTCAGGAGGGGCGATTAAAACGTTCGGCTCCCATGCGTTCGATTTCAATAATGGCGAGCTTAGATGCCTGCACGATCATGTCTTTTCGGTGGTTGAAGGCTGCAACGGCATGTTTGTACATGTCAGCCAGGTAACGAGCATCATCCAGCTTTTGTCGATGAGATAGGTAGCTCACACTGGTCTTTACCTTGGCATCGAGGATTGATTCGTTGAACTTGATGCCGTTCATACTCAAGTCTTTACGGTGTGTGTCATAAAGTTTGGCCTCAACAGCATCGAGGCCGCGCTTAGCATCAGCCACTTGTCTTTCAGCCTGCGCCAGTCTTGCACCGTACTGCATGAGCAGCACTGGTTGTCGCTGCCAGACCGCCTCAAGGTCGTCGCGATTAAACTCAAGGTCGATGATAATTTGATCAAGTATTTTATTCATGTGCGAGATAGTCTGTTAGCTATTTTTGGGTGATTAATTTATCACATTCATGATTTTGTTGGCAGTCTATCTAAGAGGGTGTAGCCTGATTTCCTTATTGAAAAGAAGAGGCAGTAACCAAACTATGAAAAAATATAAAAAGAACGGGGTAACAGGACAAGCAGGTGAGTATTATTTTGCGTATTGGATGGTTCGCAATTTTAAATGGCCTTGTCGATTGCTTGATATTGACGTTGGAATAGATGCTCAGGTTGAAATTTTTGAAAATGAAATATCAACTGGTGACTTCTTTGCGGTTCAAATTAAATCAACGGTTGAAAACGACCCTGACATGTCTATTAATTTGTCAGACTTTATGTATTGGCAACAGTTAGAAAGCCAAGTCATTTTGGTTCGCATCTTAATGGCTGATAACCTTAGTGAACCTGTAATGTACTGGAAGTCCTTTTCAAAAGAATACTTAGATGAAATTGTTATAGAAATGGGCACAACAGGCTTTCAGTCCAAAAAAGTTTTGTTCTCTGAATCTGATAAATTAACCTCCGAATCAAAAGACTCTTGGAAAGAGGCAATACTTTCAGACACTGATAAACGGCTGATAAGAGTAGCAAGGTCATTAATGAATGATCTTGAACAGTATGATTTAAGTAACTTTGATGAAGAAAACTATCACCTTCAGGATGCGGATAAAGACTTTATATCCTTCGATAGTGAAATTGACAATTTCAATCATCATTTTATAGATTATGAAGAATTGATAGATGCCTATTCCATTGATAGAAGACTGGTTATAAGAGCACCTTTTGTGGGCGAAGTGATAGATTATTTTGAGCAAAATGAATCGATATTACTCTACATGTTTAATCATGCTTTTAATGGATTAAAAGAGGGGCGAACCCCTAATGAAATACTTCCTAGAACATTAAGTAGAGAAATAAAAAAACAGACAGAAGATTGGGTTTATAAAATGACGGGCTACTAAAGGGCGCAGCAGCGCCCTAATTTATTATGCCGCGTTTTTCATCATCCGTTCAGCTCTTTGGCGACGGTACTCTCCAACGTCGCCAAACTTCTCGGCCTCAGTAAACTCATTGGCCACCTTTGTCACCAGACTGTCGCGGTACGCCTTCAACTCATCCAGTTTTTCCAGTGCTTTGCTCGAACTACTGATGCCTACAACGAACCGACGCATAAGAGTATCGTAAACGACGTTGAGCATTGCCTTGGCCGCCTTGCGTAAACGATTAGGGGCGCGTTCGCCATCGTATTTGGCGCTGGCCACGGCCAGCTCAAGTGTCATAGTGCGGTCGATAAACTCCCAGAAGTTAGAGCGGGTAATTGCTTCGCGCGCTTTCTCAATCATCGCCGGTGCCAATTCGGTAGTCATTATCGTTTATTCCTGTTTTTAATTTGTTCTTTCCAAACGCCAATAGCCAGCGGAAGGGTCAGGTGGTAGAGCTCAGTTCTGAATGTGCAATGACGTGCTGCCAGCTCTGTATGGCGCAATAAAACGGGATATGTCGTGCCGTTCTCTTCCCACCAAAATTGCTCGGTATTCTCATCCGTCATTCGAATGACTTCAGGCGCTGATTTGCAGTTGGGGCAGCGCAAGTCTGCCCTATAGAGGATGTGAGGCTTGCTCACGAATTTACTGCCTCGGCAACGTCAGCGAGGATCAACTCCAGCTTTTCGCCTTCTTCTGGGCGGAAGTGGAGAATGTTGGGATTAAAGCCATAGAATACCGTGACATCCAACTCCGGCAGATACTCTTTGCGGCCAACAAGATCTGATGGCTTTGATTTGTTGTTAAACAGGCTGGTGGACTTGGCGCCGCACGTAAGAATGTACGTTGGTCGTACCAAAGCCACCTCTGCTTTGATGAACTCGTTAAACTGGCCTAACTCGTCTTTGGTGTAGTCCTTTTCTTTGTCCTTCACCTTCTTGCAAACGCCGGTAACGTACAAATCGCCCATCTTCAGATCGCCGGCAACCAGCAACTTCGCCTTGAAGTCGTCATAACCGTTCTCCATGAAGTATCCGGTTTTGCCATCGTTACCGTTGGCGTTGTCGAGGATGATCATCAAGCGTGGTTTGATGCCGATGCTCGGACGGATAAGCTCTTCACCCAGCCCCATTTCAGCGGCCATATTCGTCATCAGCACGTTTACTTCAGCCTGGCGTTTCGGGTTCATTTCAAACTGGCGTGTCGCTTTTACCGCATCGATCACCAGATTACCCATCAGCTCCGCCTGGTCGCGGCGTCGTTCTTCTGAGGTAGCTGGTACGCTGCCGGGAATAATGCTGGCAAATGCACCGACACGATCGAGAGAGTCACGTACACGGCTGTTGCAGGCGCGCTTCTCAACCGCCTCTTCAAACTGCATGATGTCGGTAAAATGGCCACCCACCTTTGCCCGGGCGCGCATGATCGCCTGGCACCCATTCTCTGAGCATCCTTTGACAGCTGAGAAGGGCGCATACAGAACTTGCGTACCGTCTTCCATCTGGCGGATCTCAATGCGGTTGGTCGAGATATTTACATCTGGTGGCAAGATGCGAATGCCAAAGCTCAGAGCGTCTTTAACCAGCCCCTGATGCTTGTCATCACCCAAAATAGTCAGCGCTGCTGCGAAGAATTGGGCAGGGTAGTGCGTCTTCATGAACATCGACTGATAGCTAATCAGCGAGTAAGCCACTGAGTGAGATTTGTTGAACTGGTACGCCCCGTTTTTCTCAAACGCTTCCCAGATCTCTTTTGCTTTGCTGTCGCTTAGTCCGGGCTTCGTGGAAATCGTCTCTAAAACTTTCATTGGTGCCTCTTAATCACAATCCATGTATTAATTTTCGCAGCTCAGATACGGCATCCAAGCTGCGTTAAACGGTTAGATGCCCAGAACGTCGGCGCCATCGTGCATTGCTTCTTCGATGGTTCGCAGCTTGCCATCGGCACATTTGAAGTGCTCCGCGCGGTGGAACTGGCGAGTGGTTCCGTCTTCCAGTTTCACCTCTATCCAGCCAGCCTGGGCTTGCTCGATGAACTGGCTACCGACCTTCTTCATCTTCTCCATGTCTTTTTTACCGATCGCTTTACGGACGCCATCAGCTTCCGCGAGCGTGAAGCCGGCCAGCAGCTGCGTGGCTTTCATGGTTTGTTCCTGATAGAGAATTACCCCATTGGTCTCAGAGGTAAGCTCATCGAGCACTTGGTGGATGGAATCAGCCTCTTTGAAGCCTTTGGCCACCGAAACGTAGCTGTCCAACATTCCAGATTCGATCGGGCCAGGTCGGAATAATGCTGTCGTGGCGACAACTGTTTCAAAGCTCATCGGATCAATGCCGCCGCCCAGATCCTTCAGCAGCTTACGCATCGAACCTGATTCAAGCTGGAACACGCCCTGGGTGTGGCCACCGGCAAAGCCATCAAGAACCCTTTTGTCAGTTAGTGGAATTGCATCGAGATCAATCACGCTGCCCGTGGCTTCTTTCACGTATTGCTGCGCATAAGCCAGCAGATCGAGCGTAGCGAGGCCGAGCACGTCCAACTTAATCAATCCCATGGATTCGCAGTAACGCTTGTCAAAAGCGATTACACGCGCATCCCCGCGTCGCTCGACCGGTGTGCGCTCTGTCAGTTTCACACCGGCTACGATCATGCCAGCTGCGTGACGGCCGAATCCACGCATGAGGCTTTGCAGTTTGGTGGCCGCATTAAAAGCGTCCGGGTATTTGGCTGCGTATTTGTCCAGGCTGGAAAGCTCTTCGCGCATCTCTTCGAGTGACAATGAATCGTCATCGACAAAGCGCAGGTCTTTCGATACCGCCATATCAGCTGAATCCACGCCAAAGATACGTGCGGTGTCGCGCAGTGCTGAAGCCGCACCGAGGTATGTGAAGTTGGGAATGCCAGCGACGTAATCCTCCCCGTAACGCTCACCCAGGTATTCAATGACCTCGTGGCGACGTGCCTGGCTAAAGTCCAGATCAGCATCGGGCAAGTCGAGACGTTCAGGGTTAATGAAACGTTC